CTCTTGCGGAACTTTGTTCACAATCTTGTCTACTTGTTTTACATCGAAACTACTAATCGCAGGGAGATAAACTGCATAGTCTCTCTGTCTCTTGCCTAAATCCATACTTAACTCCTTGCTGGTAGTAAGTAAGTGTATACACCTAGTCCACTGTCAACAACAATTTGACATAGACCTTGTGCATTAAAACTCATAACAACATTTGAATTGTCACCTAAACGTAAAATCTTAAGTACAATGTCTAAGTTCCAACGGAAGTCATGTTTGATGTCACCATCAACACCATCAGCAACAAGTACTTTAGTTCTGTCACTGCCTTCATCACCAATGTAGAAATACAACTTATTGTCTTCAGTCTTTGGCGAGAAGTTAGTTTCAAATGCACCAATTACACTGTTGAAGTAACTTAGATCTTTAAGCATCTTTGCACTAGGCACAATGTTTACATCAAACTCTGCACCCTTAAACTTGATGTCTTTCAGTTGCTGGTTAACAACATCTGCCAACATAAATCTGTAGTGTGCATCTGTTCCTTCAGGACTAACAAATTCAACTTCAACAGGCACATCTTCATCGTTACGATTTTGTGTAACAACTTGCACCGTGGCCGCTTCATCATCAAAGCCTGGGAACTTCAAGTAACCATCTAACACACCCATTCTGCTTAGACCTACTGTTGCATCAACAAAGTCTGGCACAGGATTAATTGTGTTACCTTTTAAGATCACAGTCTTTTCTGCATCAACAGTTTCGATGTCAGTTGATTCAACACTGCCTTTGATCTTTACCATTTCAAAAATACCCAAGTTATGGGTATGCCTTAATACATCTCGCAATGTATCTTTGATATAATTATCTGCCATATTATCTCCTTAAATTACTTTGGCTTGTTTCTTAATTGCTTCACGTTCAAAATATAGTCTAACTATTGTCTTACGTATAATAGCATACGCCGTGAACAAAGTTGTCATAATGACACTAGTCCACATAGTACCTACTTGCCATACATCAATACACAAATACACTAACACAAAGTTAAGTGGTATGTTAACTACGGCCGCAATACCTGTATCAGTTAATGCTTCGTAGAATGCTTGTTTTACTTGCTTAGGTTCTGGCATAAGTCTAATTGTACACTATTATTTAGAAAAGTCAAGATAAATTTATCCATTTTTTTCGATTAAAATTCAAAGAAGGCTTGTAAGGCCTCACTTTCGTTAATTCGTTTGAGATCCCAATTCATTGCACCTAGTACATTGCTGATCTTCTTATCCAATACTGCCTGCTCCATTGCTTCAGTATCAAACGGCAAATCCTTAAACCATTCAGGTATATGCATTTCATCTGTGGGATATGCAATACTTGAGTAACCCATAGGATTATTTTTAAGCCTACACACAATCACTTTCATGCCATCCATGATAGTCATACTGTAGTTGTCACCGTGTGCATTTTTAAGTTCGTTCCAGTTTATACTTGCTCTAACATGTCCAGGTATCATATTGTTCTCTGGTGCCATGTCTGTGAGACGTTTTAATTTGTAGTTACTTGCTTCTACTCTACGTTGCTTTGCAAGTTTCTCACTGTATGTTGTTAAGTTGTTTACACGTTTAGGCATACCTTTTAACCAAGGATCTAGTTCTTGGAAGCCTTTCTTGAATGTTCTAATCTTATCCAATACTTCATCTTCAGGCTTACCATCAAGTGCATCATCTAATACTTCTTCTAAGAAGTCTTGTATAAACTCAGGCGTATCACTTCGCTTGATGTCCATACCCATGATCTTTAGTTTACCACCCTCAGGTTGATATCCCTCAATGTCTAAACACTTGATTGCATATCGCTTCTTGGTAATGAACAAACCTGACCTACCAACTACTTCTCTACCTGCCTGCATAACTGCACCTTGTTCATAAGGTACGTTGAATTGTTCCTTCAGCATCTTAGGAAAAGTAGAACTAACACTATCTGAGATGTGGTCATACAAATTAATTGCACTCTCCATATCTAATGTCTGTCCTTCTTTTAATGCTGGAGTTGCAGTAAAGTACACAGAGTCAGTGTCACCATATACTATAGTGTCGCCAGTGTGATCGTACACTCCTGTAAGCATTCTATTTGTTTCTGCTCCCATGTGTTTGGTAATGGCCCGTCCAGTAAGTGTTGTGGATTGACCGATTCTCTTGTCAAAGAATCTACAACCAGGATTGAGAATAGCACCATACAAACTATTAAGATTAATCTTCTTGACCAACTGTCGCTTATCCCAAAATGCAATGTCGGCATCTGTGGTTGCTTTCTTTTTGTTTGCTTGTAACTCTTTTCTTTCTGCATACCATCTCTCCAATAAGCCTGGAACAATACCTTGGAAGTCTGTTTTGAATATTGTACCATTAGCACTGATATTCCAAGGTTGCCCACTATTAAAAACTAAGTTGTAAACATCGGCGCCTGTAACTTCTACAGTTGAACCATCTTCCATATCCAAATGCATTGTGTGGTTAACGTCTTTGGCCATGACCATTTCATATTCATTGCTACCAAACTTACCTAACCATGCATCTGCAAATGATTTCTTTTCCAGTGTCTGCTTGTTTATGATTTCTTCTTCAGTGTAGTCTTGTCTCAGTTGCCCTACAATAGTCTCCGGAGCCATGTTAAGTGCTCTGAACACACTAGGATACAGACTGTTCAAGTCCATGCTACCTACCCATTCATGGAAACCTTTCTTGGGGAACGCAACATAAGCACCTGCCGCCTGTGTGTTCTTTCGCTCACTGCGGTCTCTGTCTGGAATGATATAGTCACGTCTGTGTGCTTCATTGATAATTGCTTGTTCTGTGGTTGCCACAGCACCCATTGTAGTCGGCAATAGCACTGTGTTATCATGTGCAATAGTGTTTGCTAAGTCAATAAACTGTAGTTTCTTATCTAGTTTATCCAACAGCATAACGTCTTGAATGTTGTATTCCAAGAACAGTTTGAAGTCATGATTGTAAAGTCTATCCAAACTACCTTCATAGGCTACTTTCTTCTCACCTACTTCCATCTCACCAATGTAGTCCAGCCTGTAACTGTGTCGTTCCTCATAGTTGTATTTGCGATACAGTTGCATATAGTCTAAGTGTACACGACCAATTAAATCATATGTCTCACGCTCACTACCGAATGCTTCATATGTTCTCTGCTTTGGCAGTTGATCAAACAAACAAAGTTTACGTAATTCACTTTTGCCTAGTACCTTGATAATCCTATTTACAATATAAGGAATATCATAACCCTCACTGTTCCAACCACTCAGTATGTCTGCATCTTCTATGAGGTTGAGAAATGTTTGTAGCATTTCTTTCTCAGTCTTAAACAGTATTACTTCTTGCAACTCACTGGCAACGTTTTGTGCTTGACCCCAACTAAGTGTCTTAGGCGGAACAGCCAAACACACCATAGCATCCATCCACTGTAAGTACACACCAATAGATGTGATCTCCATGAATGCATCTTCGGGTGAACTGTATCCACGTTGTGGATCAAAGTCTACCTCGATATCTAAAAATGCAGTATGTAGTTTAGGGATATCAGCATTGAGATAATGCTTTGCTATTGTTTTGTTTACAGGCTTGATATCAGTTTCAAACGTTTTGTTTGTTTTATTGATAGCAACATTCTTGCGAAAGTCTTTGATATTCTTACAGCGAATTTCTGCAACTGGCTCGCCATAGATACTTCTATGCGAACCTCTCGGATCAGCAACATAAAAATTGTATTCGGGTTTGTGTTCCACTAGCAGACGTTGTCCGTTTACACGTTCGACAACGCGAATAAGATCTTTCTGCTTATCGTAGAAGGCGTCTACGTAACTCATATTTGTCTGTCTCCGAGCATCACTTACGGCTGACGCAATACCAAATTAAAAAAGATAGTTATCTAATTAAAGAGTTCTACCAACAGTTTCAAGGATAGTTTCTAGTTCATCGAACTTGTCATACTCATCTTGGAAACTTGCTTTGTGTGCAATACGAATTGCTTTGTTTAGCACACCTGGTTTGAGGTCCATTTCTTCTGCGATTGCTTTCACTGTATCGCGAAGACCTTCTTTGAGATTTTCAATCTCATACGTAACTTGCATGCCTTCGTCGATTAACTTCTTAAGACGTGCTTGTTCTTCTGTATTAAATGATCTGTTAAATGCCATATTATTTTCCTGTGTTAATATTTATGTCCACAGCATTAATTATAGCAGGTTTTTGGCTAGTGTCAATCGGTAAATCTATTTCGTAGTGTACCTTAAGACCTGGGATTTGATCAAATGATATTTGA